TATAAATTAAATTATTGAGACAAGTGAGAGAAAAATTTGATTGCTGAAGAATTGCTTAAAAAATTAAAACAAATATCTAAATCTCCTATAGCATCAGTATGTGCTGGTGATGGTTCTGTAGGATCATCTGTTGAATCAGCTTTAAATATTGCTGCTAATAATAGTAAGTTACCTGATTATAAGGGTATTGAATTAAAGGCTGGACGATCACCAAAATGCAGAACAACTCTTTTTGCTCAAGTTGCTAACTGGGATATTAGTGATTGTAAAAGTAGTGCGGATATACTCAATAGATATGGATATCAACGTGATGGTATTTTTAGACTATATTGTACTGTTTCAGCAAAAAAACCTAATAGTCAAGGACTTTATTTTGTGCATGATAAACAATTGGATAGATTGGATGAGATTGATGATAAAGGAAATAGTGTTGCAACTTGGAGAGGTGATATATTAAGAGAACGATTACTAAGCAAACATGCAGAAACTTTTTGGATAACAGCTAAAAAAGTTATGTATAATAATAAAGAACATTTTAATTTAACTTCTGTAACACATACACAACAACCTTTTGATTCACAATTTTTATCATTGATAGAATCTGGTATCATAACTATGGATCATTTAATCAAAAGAAAATCTGGGGTAAGTGAGAAAGGACCCTTTTTTAAAATAGATAAATCTAATTTAAAATATTTATTTCCTGAGGTAAAAGTTTATAATTTGAATGATTAATATATTAGTTGACTAATACCAAGGATGGTGTTATAATTACTCATACTTTGAATAACTGAGACATATAATGATATTACAAATACTGCAAGAACTTGAACAAAACAACTCTAGGAACTTCAAGATTGAGTTGTTGACCAAACACAAAGACAATGAACTTTTGAAAGAGGTATGTAGGTTAGCCAACGATCCATTCACTCCGTTCTATCAACGGAAGATTCCTGAATATAGAAAAATGTATGGGAATGTATTAATTGATTTGAAAAGTGCTGTAGATAATCTTTCTATATTATCTTCTAGAACACTGACTGGTAATGCCGCAATTGCTCAGTTACAAATGATATTATCTTCCGTAACTGCAGAGGACGCTTTAGTCATTAAACGAATCATACAGAAAGACCTTCAGTGCGGTGTTTCTACTTCAACAATCAATAAAGTATGGAAGAACCTAATATCAGAATTTCCTTGTATGTTATGTTCGGCATTTGAACAGAAATTAGTTGATAAGATTACATTCCCAGCCATAGTCCAAAAGAAAGAAGATGGTATGAGATTCAATGCTATTGTTAAATTTGATAGGGATTTAAAAGGTACAGTTGAATTCCGTTCTAGGAATGGTAAAGAGATTTCATTATTAGGCAGTCTTGAAGAAGAATTTATTGAGTTGGCTTATGGTAAAGACCTTGTATTTGATGGTGAACTTCTGGTATATGATACAGTTGAAACAGATTCAAACGGTAAGATATGTGACCGTCAAACTGGTAACGGTATTCTAAACAAAGCAGTAAAGGGAACTATATCAAAAGAAGAAGCAGATAGAGTTGTTGCTACTCTTTGGGATCAAATACCATATGAGGATTTTATTGTTGGTAAATGTGACCAGCCTTATAGATATAGATTAAAAAGATTAGACTATCTTTTAGCCCGATTACCAAGTGAAACTAAGATTGAATTGGTTGAAACCTTTGAGGTTCATTCATTAGAACAAACTCAAACAATATTTCAAAACTATCTTGATGATGGTGATGAAGGAATCATTCTTAAAGATCCAAACTCATTATGGGAAAACAAAAGATCAAAAGGTCAAATAAAGTTCAAAGCAGAATTAGATTGTGATCTGAAGGTAGTTTCTGTAATAAGTGGAACTGGTAAATATGCCGATATGATTGGTTCATTATGTTGTGAATCTGCTGATGGTAAAGTAAAAGTATATGTTGGTTCTGGTTTTACTGATGAACAAAGAAATGCACCTCCATCTGATTATTATGACAAAATCATAGCAGTAAAATATAATGCTAGAATCAAGAATGTGTCTGGTGAAGAATCTTTGTTTCTTCCTATATTTCTTGAAGTTCGTAATGATAAAGAAACTGCTGATAACTCAAAGGATATAAAATAATATGAAAACAGATTTGTATGGTGATATGATACATGAGCCCGAAGATTTCTTAGATACAATGCTTTGGTTATTCAAGACTCAAGAACATTGTGGAATAAGTTATAGACCAGAAACAAAAATGGGATTTACTAAAAATATAGACCTAAACCTTGGTATCAGAGGATTATATATATTATATAGAAATGAAGTACCTATATACATAGGATTAGTTGAAGGATTACTACTTACTATTCATACTAGAGTTGGTAGATATTTTTCCACACTTAATGGTACAAATAGATTAGATGAAAAACATTGTGGTGCCAGCAGAAATCTTAAACTGTTTGGTAATTCGGATAAAGGAATGTCCGTTAAGGCAATAAACATAACAGTGGTGGATAATATATTGAAAGATAGTTGTGTCACATTAGGTATGTTAGAAAAATTATTAATACGCACCTTAAATCCTACAGGTAATGTTAGAGGTAAAGGAATTAAAGCATTAACATCCGAAATCATAGAACAATTATATATGCCATCCGACATATTAATTACTAATTTTTAACAAGAGGAAAAAGAAGTGAATGCAAATGTAGAATATACACATGATTGGGTTAAAGGAGAATTGTCCGACCCCAAATTTCGTAGTAAAGTAGTTAAGTTGAAAACTGATTACAAACGAGAACAAAAGTCTATGGCTAAATTGAAATACGAAACATCTAAAGAATTTGAAGATAAAAACCTAGAAGACTAATTTAACAACAACGTGAGAATATTATGACTACAATCAGTAATCCAGCAGACCAAGTAAAAATTAAAAAAATGTTATCCGAAATCTCTGATTCGTTTACCCGTATTGAAGCGGAACGTGATCTTATCAAAGAAACTATTGAAGCATTATCCGAGGACTTTGCTATTGATAAGAAGATACTCCGTAAGATGGCTAGAATCTTTCATAAACAAAATTACTCTACAGTTGAAGCAGAAAATGATGAACTAGCACTACTTTATGAGAGTGTGGTTGGAATAGTATAATAAGTTGACAATCTTCCTTAGTGTTGTTATAATACTATATAAACTAAAAATTGAGAGGATATTATGGCAGCACTAAAGAAAGATACCGATACCAAGATTAAAGAAAGGCGTGCAAAGATTGATGCAATAATGAAAGGTAGTGATGAACCTATGATCAATCCTTTAGATTATAGAGTTACATTAATTTGGGCTTTAAATTGGTATAACATATATGCTTCTCCTGCTGATAAAAAGAAATGGGCATTAGAATCTATTGATAACAAATTAAGAAAGTCCTTACTATCTAAACTTGATGATAGTTATTTTAGACAAATTGGCACATTATTAAGATTGAAAGCAAGAAATCAATATCTAGATGACAGGGAATTAAGATTCATTGATGGTACTATTGAAGATTTAGATATCATATCAGTAACTCCAAAAGAAAAGGTTGAAGTAACTAAACCTAAGAATGTCATATCAATTCAAGATAAAGTTAAGAATATCGCAGTTAACTTTGCTTCTGAGATTGATGGTGAAATTGATGACTTTATAAAATTAGGATATCCTAAAGCATACAATTTCAAAAATTCTGTTAAATCTATTAGTGGGCAAGCAGCAAAACTACTTCCTGAAATGTATAAGGATCAAATAACGGAACTTGAAGAAGTTCTTTTAGGAGAATGTGAGCAGTTGATTGATTCTTATTCCCATATTAAAACTGTTCAGGTTAAAAACTTTCTAAAGTTATTAAAAGATTTTGTTGGATCTTGCACTCAACAAGTTGTATCATCAAAGAAAGTTATGGTAATCAAACCTAAAGCACCTAGTGTGGTTGTTTCTAAACTAAAATATTTACCAGTATTTCCTGAGTTAGATTTGAAATCTGTTCCACCAGTTAAGCTAATCGACTCACAAGAGATTTGGTTGTATGATACATTGAAACGTAAACTATCATACTATAAGGCTGTTACAGGTGATTCTATGACTGTTAAAGGCACTACTATTATGGGTTATGATGTTAATCTATCAAAGATTAAAACTATAAGAAAACCTGAACTTATGAAGGAATGGTCGTTATTGAATAAGAAACAGATACTTGAAAAGTTTACTACCTTATCATCGAAGGGAAATGTTCCTAATGGTAGAACTAATGAGAATACAATTATCTTGAGGGTATTCTAAATGATAATTATGGACTATAGCCAGATAGCCTTAGCAGCTACCCTTGTGTTTACCAAAGAAATCAATAGTAATACACTAGATCAAAATAAAGACTTAATTAGACATGCTATCCTATCTAGTATTCTTGCTAACAAGAAGAAGTTCCATCAAGAATATGGAGAAGTGGTTATTGCTTGTGATGATAAAAATTATTGGAGAAGAGATATATTTGAATACTATAAAGCAGGCAGAAAAACTGCCAGAGAAGCATCGACAATAGACTGGAAAACTATCTTTGAATGTATGGATAGTGTTCGTGAAGACTTAATTAAATTTTTCCCATATAAAGTTATTCGTGTGGAACAATGCGAGGCTGATGATATTATAGCAGTGTTAAGTAAATGGACTCAGTATAATGACTTTGACCAGTTTGGTATAGAACAGATACCTAAACCAACTCTTATTATTAGTTCTGATAAAGACTTTGCTCAATTGCATAAGTATTCAAACATTAGGCAATATAGTCCAATGTTTAAGAAATATGTAAAAAGTCCTCCTAGTATCCAAAAATTCATCAATGAGCATATTGCAAAGGGGGATACTGGAGATGGAATACCTAATATCTTAAGTATTGATTCCTGTTTTGTTGATAAGATTAGACAGAATTCAATGATGAAGAAACGACTTGAAGAGTTTTCTACTATAGGTATAGCTGCTTGTAAGAATGAAACTGAGATAAGAAACTGGCATAGAAATGAATTGTTGATATCATTCGAAAAGATACCAGCAGAAATATCATCAGGTATCCTTGAAGAGTTTCATAAAGAACGACCTAAGTTTAATCGTAACAACATCTTCAACTATTTGGTTAAGAATAGAATGAGATTGTTACTAGACAATGTAGAAGATTTTTGACTATATAAAGTATACAATAACAAAGGTGAATAGATGAATAAGAAAGAAACAATACCAGAAGTGCTAACACGATTCAATGATGGTGATACATTAGCACTTCTGAAAGAAAATGTTACTAATGATGCATTAAAAATGGTGTTTGGATATGGTTTTATTCCAAAAGGTAAATGGGTATTACCAGAAGGAACTCCTCCATATAAAGAAGAGTCTGCTCCAATAGGTATGACTCCTGGTAATCTATGGTCTGAAACACGTTCATTTGAAAGATTTACTAGAACAGATTTATCTAATACTAAACGTGAATTGATGTTCATTCAGTTATTAGAAAATGTTCATCCATCTGAAGCAAAGTTAGTTATTGCTATTAAAGACCAAACTATAACTGAATTGTATCCCAATATCACATTAGATAAGATTGTTGATTCTGGATTCTTTATTTGGCCACATGGTATTGATGAAGAGGAATATCGTGCAAGTGTTAAAGAGGTGAAGAAAGTTAAAATCCCAAAGGAACCAAAAGTGACATTGAACCAACCAAACTCTGGAGAAATAAAGAAGTCCCGAGGAAGACCAAAAAAGACAGAATTATTAGCATAATTAATAAAATAAGTCTTTACTTCTAGGATTAGGTAGTTTATAATAACTTATAAATTAAGAAAAGAGAGAAATTATGAACTACCAAATAGAAATACAATTCAAAGACAACAGCCCTAGTTACTGTATTGAACTTAGAGCAGCTAATAAAGATGAAGCCAAAGCAAATGCTTTAGTTCTTGCATACAGAAACAAAAAGTGGACTGACCAAATAGTTGAAAAGGTAATAGTGAAGAAATTATGAATAAGTTTTTGAAAGCATTAAGAACAGCAAGTATAGCCCATAAGTTTCAAATGAGAAAGGATGGACAAACTCCATTCATTAATCACCCTATCCAAGTTGCAGAGTTGATTAGTTCAGTTGGTGGAATCCAAGATGAAGTTATCCTATCTGCTGCAATTCTTCACGATATTATTGAAGATACTACAACTACCTATGATGAAGTGAAGAATACATTCGGATTCGTTATCGCTGATATTGTTATGGAATGTTCTGATAATAAGGATCTTCCTAAAGCAGAACGAAAACGTCTTCAGGTTGTAAACGTTAGTAAAAAATCTTATGAAGCAAAGATTGTTAAGTTAGCCGATAAGATTGCTAATATGACTGATATCATTGTTAATCCTGCTACTGGTTGGGATAAGGAACGAAAGTTAGCATATTTTGAGTGGTCAAGAGAAGTGGTTGATGCTGGTCTACGAGGTGTTAATTCAGGTCTTGAAGCGATGTTTGATGATACATATTTTTGCTTTACAACAAGATTCTAATAATAACGCACCATTTCTGGGAAGTATTTAGATAAGTGTGATTTAGCATAAGTTTTCTGATTATGTATCATAGAAAGGAATGGTGTCTTAGGTTTTCCTTTCCCACTATCAGACTTTTTCTTATTCCATATTGCCATTTCTTCTGGTGATTTATTGAAGATAGACTCAGCTGTTTTTATTTTTGTTGCTGCCTTTTCTTCTGGTGATCTATTTGCGTGACCCTCGGACTGTTTCTTACTCAATGTTGCCTTTTCTTTCAGTGATTTATTGTTATAAGTTTCTAATCTTTTCTTGCTTATTGCTGCTTTTTGTTCTGTTGTTCTGTTGGCATCAGCATCCGACATTTTCTTGCTTGTTGATGCCTTTTCTTCTGGTGATTTATTGTTTTTAGTTTCAGATATTTTCTTATTCTTTGATACCTGTTCTTCTGGTGTGTATATTGTATCACACCAACCATTTATCACAGCGTATGATCTATTGATAAACAAATTACTTTTAACAACATTTAGTGTTCTTTGGACCTGAAGTTCTTTATATGTTGCATTTGATCTGGTATCGTGGTAAGATACTATAACAGTTGAGAATAGTTCTGGATGTAATTTTAATTCAGATAACCATATCAACCCATATCGTTCTGATACTACTGAACCGTGATAATTTTTATTTAGAACATTGTCTACTGATGACGAACCAATATAGTTTTGGGGTAGAAGATTGCCGGAATAAATGGTATGATAGACGCAATATTGGTCTGGAATGAATGGGGTATAAATATCGTTGCTGGTCATAGTGGTTTCCATTGTAGAATGATTAGAGCTGGTAGGATCGGGGGATCCGTGATCGGCATTTTTAATACCTATATCTATTTATACAAATTGAAATCTGTAAAAATAAGTGTTGACTTGATGAGTTATTCATATTATAATAAGTCTTAGTTAATTGAGAGGTTCTATATTATGGCAATATTCCAAAGTTCTTATGATGAAAACAAAGCAATCGGTGAGTTTAGACTTCCTGAATTTGGTACTTATTTTGAGTATAAATTGAGTGAAGGAACTGCTCCTGGTCAAGGAACTTGGGGTATTGATAATGGATTCCTCCATGAGATTGCTATCTTTGATGGTTCAATTCGGTTTGCCAATGTAAAGAAGACAGTTGCCTATGTTGCAGTTGATGAAGATGATGATGGCAAACCAGTTGTTGAGAAATGGTTAATAAAACATACTTGGAAAAGAACATGAATAAAGCAGGTAAAGATCATTATAATTTGTTACAAGCAATGAAACATGAATGGGATAATCCACCTAAAGGATTCAATCCATCATATGATCCAATCAAACAAGAATCACATTATCGTAAAGAGAAGATGATTAAATCCAAGTTGGATGATTATCATAGAACATTGAAGCGAGTTCCTAATGATGAATATTATGACCTTATGGATGCTTATGAGGAACAATTAAGAAAATAAGTGTTGACATCTGAAATTAGATAAGTTATAATTACTCATACTTTGAAATTAACGAGAAAAATATATTATGATTGAATACAAAATTTACAAAAGTCAGTTCTGTGGTTGGAAAGCAGAAACTCAAGTTGACCTTGAAGATAATAAACTATTAAGAATAGTTACCATGAAACGAGCAAGTGGGCAATTAGCCACTACTGCTAGTGTGGGAACTAAAAATGGTATGTTTGTTAGCCATGTGATGTTTCAAGATTATAATAAAACTATTGATTCTTCTTCCCCTAAACGAGTTACCCAGAAATTAATAGAAGCACAACATATCGGAACTGTTGTTGAAAATATTGTTGAAGAAGTAAAAACATTTTATAAAAAATAAGTGTTGACAACTAAATTTAGATAGTTTATAATAACTTATCATTTGAAATTAAGAGAGAATATATTATGGCTTACATGAATCAAGCAAAGAAAGCAATCATCAATAACTTGATGCAACCAATCTTAAAGAAGTATAAAGTAAAAGCAACACTTTCAGTAGATAATATGTCTACAATCAATCTAAACATCAAATCAAGTGCCTTTGACTTTGTTGGTATCTATAACAAGTATCTTGCAGAACAATTTGCTTGGAAAAATCCAAACGAAACTTTCACAAACCGTGAACATTTCAAATTAACTCATGGATGGGTTGATGATTATTACAGTGGAACAGAGTTGAATTTCTTTCAAGAAGCATTTGCTGCTTTACAAGGTGCTGGTTATTATAACAACACTGATTCACAAATCGATTACTTTGATACTGCTTATTACTTCTATATCAATATAGGTAACTGGAACAAACCTTATCAATTAACTGCTTAAGAGGCACTATAATGGCTATTCAAAAATCGACAGTAAATAGTATAAAATGTATGATTGTATCAACCTTATCTGGACTAGTTTTGGGTGCAGTAATAGGCGGTGGAGTTGTGTATAAGTATCTTACAGAAGACCACTTTTTGGTCTACAAAACCAATATCGGATTGATGATCTTTATTAAAGACAAAATCTATAACCTTTCAGAACTAAAGTCCTTAGATTAGGAGACCAATGAAACCGCATATAAAACAGCAATCTAAGATGCTTATTGCTTGGATTGATAACAAAGGCAAAATTCAGTATATGAGTAATATGTCTGAACACCAAAAAGAATTAGTGAAGAAATCTTTAGATGGGGATATGAAAAATGAAAAGATATAATCATGACGGATTGCCAATGCCAATGGTAGAAGCACCAGATGGTTACTGGGTAACATATGATGACCATAATCAAACTGTGTTAGATTCTAATAAGTTGGTTGAGAAGTCTTGGAGAGCCAGAAATAGTTTGGCTATTGTGGATGAAATTAAGTTAGAAAAGATGCACGATATTATTGTAGGTTTATCTGCTGTATCATTTATAGCAATTTCAATATTAATTTTTATAGGATTATCATAATGTTTAAGTCAGTGACAAGTCTTTGTTTTGTTGTTAGTTTTATAGTTGTCTCAATTAGTGCTTGGGCGACTCATGTAATTACTTGTATTGAAAATGAACAATGGGGATTTTTAATTGCAGGTGCAATTGCTGCTCCTGTTGGTATCGTTCATGGTGTTGGTATTTGGTTTGGAGCTTGGTAATGGAAAGATATAATCAAAGATTTACTGGTGCGTTTGCACAACTGATTAAATCTGATACTGGTAAATGGGTTAAGTATGAAGATTTTGAAACCTTATTAGAAGGTAATAATGAATCATTATTTGATGTTATCAAAGAACGTAATGACGAAATTGAAACACAT